TGAAGGCATCTCGAACGACACCAGAGAACTCACACGCGACTAAGACTTTCATAAAGATTCAAAACTATACTCACTCATACGACCAGTGACAGTATTAAAAGCAAGGTTAGTCGCCACCCCTGTGTCACCGGAGAACCTATTCTTTAGAACCCGAACCGTTGTAACATGCTTATGCTCAGGGTCTTGTTGGTTTCGTTCCAATCCTATGACCATGTCGGAGAGCTGTGCTATAGCCGCTGATCCCCTAAGGTGAGCAAGCGAAGTCTTACTTCCTTCTTCGTGACCCCGTCCTTCCGAGGGGCGCTTAAGGTGGGAAACCAGTATCAATGCGATGCCACATTCCTCTACCAAACCACGAAGCTTGGTCATAACATTATCAATCATCCGTCTTTCATCTCCGTCTTGCATCCCACTGACAACAATAGAAATGTGATCAAGAATAACATACTCGACATCCAACGCTTTCGCCATGTGCATTACGTGAGATAACAACCGCTCTGCATCGAGAGAACCCCAGTGGTCGTATAGCCACATCCGTCCTGAACCGACTGTGTTAATATAAGCTTCATCGAAGTTCGTGTCAGCGTAGTTTATTTCTGGGTCGAGGTGAAGAAGCTTACCCATCTCAAGACCTACAATACCTAACGCCGTGCGCTCAATGGATTCCTCCAAGGCTATGTATCCTACGGAACACTCCGTGGTGGTTAGGATGTGATGGGCAATGATGCGACAGACCTGTGACTTACCGATGCCGCTGCCAGCACAGAACGTAACGATCTCCCCTTTGCGAATGCCCCTTGTCATTTCATTCAACCCCTCAAACGGATAGGCAATGCTTTCGGTGTTCTTTGGGTTTGTTACCCGGTCGTGGATTTCTGTTCCCGAAACAATCGCATCAGGTCTCCATGCGTTCGCTTGGAATATGGCATGTATCACATCCTTGCTGCGCTTGTTGACTAAGCACTCGTTCGCATCCTTTAACGGTAGTCTAGCGACCTTGGCCTTACCGTTCGGAAGAATACTAACAACCTCCTCCACCGCTTTACGTCCGGGATCATCCTCGTCGAACATAAGAATAACTTCATCCCATAACGACAGCCACTTCAGATTCTTTTTGAATACCTTGGCGGCACTGGTTGCTCCTGTAGGGACTGAGACACACGCATACTTGTTATCCTGGATTTGGCTGACACTCAAGGCATCCACCTCACCTTCGGTAACAACCAGCTTCCTTCCTCCCATGGGGTGTAGGTGTTGCCCGTAAAAACGATCAGAAATGTTACCAAGTATCATGAACTGCTTGCCTTCAAACCTTAACTTCTGTCCTTGAAGCTTCCGGTTGTCGTCGTAGTAGTCCGCTATGTGACAAGCCCGGCCCTTAAACTCCCCGATGCGGTAGCGCATTCGCTTGCACGTATCGAGCGTTATCTGTCGCGCTGGGATGTCACTATATCGTCCATCCAAGAATTCCTCGGAGGTAGTGTGTAATGGTTTTGTTATTTTCATGGTAGTCGGGAGATTATTCGGTGGAGTTTGGTCAACAATTACGGTGGATCGGTCATATTTACTGCACGAATGACAGAAAGTAGACAGGTCTTCGTTAACACATAACGCATCCGACGCACCACAGCTTTCACAAGGCTGATGAATGGAAATATACATCTCTTCTGTTTTTAGTTTTATTAGTCGTTACTCAAACCATGACCTCGGTATGGACTTCTCGCACCAAGGAATGCCATGCTTGTCACACCAATCTCCATACGTAGTCTTACTCCGCTTGTTCAAGGTGTTACTTGCTCGCATAAACACAAAGCGAATGTCCAAGTCTGGGTGTTGGGCCTGAATTAACAAGTGCTTTGCTCTGTCTGAGGACATGAAGCGACCCTTAGCTTCAAGAATAACACCATTATCCAAGACAAAATCCGGGGTGTAGTGGTGGTTCTTAACATACTTCAGCCGAAGGGACTCATAGGTGAAGCTGACTCCTGCTTTTTTCATTGCAAGAGCCAGCCGCTGTTCGAATTTAGAACGGAATCGAGGCATTCTTGGTGGTGTCAGGTTCAAATGCAGCACCAAGATCCTCGGACACAAAGCCTCCTTCTTCAGCGTCGAATGCAAAGCCACCCGAGCCGCCCTCGTATTCCTTCAGCTCAATCACTTGGGCTGCTTTCAAACGAAGGGTGTATCCAACGCCAAGCATCGGAGTAAAGTAGGCTGACGGTTCAACGCCGAGACGCATCTTGGAACCAGAACCAATATTGGGTGGGTTATCTAATTTTTTCCCCGCCGAATCAAATAGTGCTACCGCAAATGTCAACAATCCTTTGCTGGTCTCGCGTTGGGCTACCTGCTTCGCGAAAAGTTCATACTCGTTGTCGTCGTTAAGTTTTAACGGCAGCTTCTGGCTTCGCATCAACTTCTTTTTACCAGATTCTTTGACTAATCGTTCGTATTCCTTTTCGAACCAAGGGTTAATGGTCGCCTCAAGGGTTTCATAGTCGTCCTTCGAGAGGATAAGCTTTACAGAGTAAACTCCGTCAGCGTTAAACTTGGTATCCGGGGTGTTAAGCTTAGGATACATTGCGGTGCCGATTGGCGTGGTCAGTTGTTTCATTTTATTAGGTTGTGGTTTTGTTTTTCTCAGTATTCATCAACTGAAAAAGTATTGGGAGTCACGCAACGTGGTGACATCAAAGTTTCCGTAGTCGGGAAGAGATGGTAGCTCCTCGCAACTCTCCTTCTGCCATTGTGACGCGAGGTCTGCAAGGATATCTTTCGAAAACATCTCGGAAAAGCTGTCACGTAAGGACGCAGCAAGGGTCTCGCAGTTGTTACTATGGGTGGCGAAGCTGTCGTGTATCATGGCGAAATCATAAATCCCACGCTTCCAGCTTTCGTTTACGGTTAACACTAACCCGGCGGCATCGAGACTGTGAATTACATTCGGGGCCACTCCGTTGCTTTGCTTCCGCGAGTCCAAGTCATCCGTCGAATCTTGAAAGCGCACTGAGGTTAGTGATCCGTTCAACCAGGTTTTTACCTTTTGACTGACCTGTTTGCGGTAGTCCTGCGAAACTTTAAAGCCGCTTGGACTCACCCAAGTTAATGGTAAATCCTGCTTGGTCATCAATCGAGCCGTGTCTTGGAACCAGTCCATCACTTGTTTCGGCTTCGTGAGAATCGTCTCAATGCTGTCCCAAAGAAGGTCACCAAGATATTTAATGGCTGGATACATATGGCTACGCCCAAATACACAGTCCATCCCACGCTCGCGTCGAGTTGTGTCATACCACTCAGCTACATAGTTCCGGTTCGAGTAAGGTGTTAACCCATAGCTGTAACACATGACCGGCCTCTTGGACATCTTCCTGTCCATCCCAAACTCCACCCAAAGCCGAGCGTAGTCTCTTCCCTCCGCAGCGTGGGCCTTTAGCTGGGCTAAGGTGTGATCCGACACCAACCTATAAATGTCTTGTGGAACTTTGGTGGGTGAGACATTCGTGGCAAAACAACCTTCCTCATCTCGACTTAATAACGACAACAACTGAAGACCCGAGTTGGTTGCATCCATTGCACATGGCAGGTGAGTCCGAAAATTTTTGGACCGCTTGGTGTGATACTCAGCCCACTCGAAGCACCACGCTAGGGCTTGCCAAGGCTCGTCGGCTTTCGTCCACTCCCGGTTTCCTTTTGGGTCGTTGGCAATCTTTATCGCATCCTTGGTGAACCCATCAGCCCATTGAAGGCGTTTCTCAAAAGAACATTTATCGTTACCGAAACAGTTTGCCCCGTGAATCCCCAACCACCTTAGGTCGTCGTCGCTCTTTATAGGCATTCCCCTGTGAAACTTCAACAACCCGCGACAGTGATCTGGCCCTTGGTAGTTAAGGTAACTTGGAACCTGGTATATCCGTCCTCTAAAATCACAGCTCGACGGCATGAACAAGCGAGCGTTGCGGAACTTCCGCGATAACATCAAGATTTTTGAGATCAGAATCCTTTTCGACCTCAGGGCTATGTTATAACCACTCATCTCCCGCTTGTCGTCACGCCAGTTTCGAGTCTCCTCAACGGAGAGGTGATCCCCCGGCCATTCCGGTAAAACAATGTCGTTCCGGGGTGGTAATCCAATTTGTAAATCCTTGTCCCACGCCCACTCAAGGACATCCAAGACTTTGTTGTTTACGGCGTAAGGTGTCTCTTGAATTAGGTTAACCGCATTGTAGACCTTCGGCATGTCCAACGCCGTTCGCAGAACATTGCGATCCGTGCAACGAATGAACGGAAGCACCGGTAACCCACTGTTTTCTTGGATTCCGTAGCCACCACCGAAAACTTTTGTCCACGGCTCAGGACTTTCAACCATCGGTAGCCAAAAAGGTAACAACAACTCGCGGTAGGTATCGTAATCGTTAATCCATTCGCGGGTGAGTTCGGAAATCTCCACCATACGCATGGGTTTGTAGTGCTTGCGCTTGCGGTGGGCCTTGTCGGTAAAATTAATTAAGCCAGTGCGATCATGGACAATCTCTAACAACATCGAACCACAGGAAATACGATCCCGGCGTGTCCAATCCTCCCAATCCATGTCCTCGTTTCGGGCCGTCTTGTGTAAGTAGTTGCTTTGGACAATAGGCCCACGGTTTCCCAAGTCCTGCATACGCTTTACTAGGCGTGACCCAAAGTCGTGGTTTCGAATGAGGAAATCCGACAGAAGCTGGTCTTCCACGGCGCGACCTAGTTTAAAACAGACACTTGCATAGCTTCGGGCTTCGTCAAGGACATCCAAGGTGGCTTTGACAGCAATTAATGCCATCGGTCGGAACTCGGAGGGCTTTATCTCACACAAGCACTTTTGCCACTGTGATTTGTTTTTGATTGCCTGTATTTTTGGTAACAACTCAGTAATCCCAAGCACCACCGGCTCAACCCCGTCCCTAGAAATGCGACGACCAGCGTTGGTCAAGGAACCAGGTGTATCTGACCGGTTCTTACGATAGCGTTCAACCCCGAGATCAATCATCTCTTGGTTTAATTCTCGTTGGTCCATTAGGAAGTTTTGGTAAGGGTGTTCAATGACGGAAAAACAGTAACCGTGTCCGTAGTTCGCTTACGACTCTAGTCCCTTACCAAAAGAATTTGTGCGCGTTTCCGCATTAAGTTCTCTCGCTTCCTGACAATTCTATCAATCCTGTTGGTTAACATCAAGCACTCATCCTCCAAGAGCTTAATTTTTATTTGTTCCCTGTGAGTTAAATACTTTTGGTCAATTTTCATAGGTTCACAAGTTCGTTTTTAATTCCGGCAATAACATCCTTCAAGTAAGGCGTTGGATACACCTTGGTCTCCTTTGAGCGTCCGTTGGCATGGTGCAACTTGTCAGTGTGAGCGAGTCCAAACTTCACGAAGTCCCGGACGACAGCAAAGATTGCTTCCGGGCTAGTTTGCATTAATCCGGCAAGCTGTTTTGTGGTGACACCGGGACTCATGACCAACGCTAAGGCAATACTAGCGCGATACATGGTTTTAATGTTAGCCCGGCGGAACGACTCCGTTGCTAAAAGTAAAGGTTTCATGGTTTTGTTTTTTGTTATTGTTCAAGGATATCACGGGCAGCGGCTAAATCTGACGGAACGAGCTTTGCGTAGCGTAACGTCATGTTGAT